AGGGGGTGGAGGGAATATTAGCCCTGCGTTAGCTGGATTCATCGGTCAACGGTCTCCCGGCTCCGTACACAGTTCGCTTCAACAGGGAGGACTTGGAGGAAGCGATTTCTCTCAATACAGCGCCGTGCTACGTAGCCGTGCAAAAGATCTAGGTATCTTCGACGAGGAGATGATAAAGCGCAGAGCGTATTTGAAGCAGCTCAACGACTTCTATGCCGCTCAGGGCTCTTTGATGAAGGTAGACGGCCGCAGGGAGACCCCAGCTCAAATTCAAGCACGTTCGGTAGCAGCCGGACTCGGTACTTTTAACTCTAATTTCCGAAAAGGAGGAAGAGCGTATCCGGGATACGAGGCAGGTATCGAGAATAGAATCAGGACGCAATACACTGCAGACGATGCTTTCCTTCGGAAAAATCCGGGAACGGCACGAGCACTTGGCGCTACGGGGGATAACTTGGGCGCTTTCGCAGGAGTCTCTGGAGTGCTGCCCTCCGATCAGTCGAACGGGATCGTAAGGAGAGCCGGATCCGCTGTAGGTAGGTTTACCAGCGGCATACTCAAGAGTGCAGGTCAGGGAGCACTCATCGGAGTAGCGATCTACGGTGCAATAGAAGGTATTTCCTTACTTACTAACTACCTTTTCGGTGCAAACGATGGGTTGAAGGAATTTTCGGAGAATCTCGAAAAGGGTTCTGCGATTCTTGCTGGAAATCAGTTTACCAGCTCGGAGCGTAATTTCCTGAGTAGCGGCGGGATTCCTCTGGACTTGTCTACAAACGCAATCCGCCAGTTTACAGACCCTCAGCAAGCGGGAGCTACGCTGCAGAGCAGCGGTATTGCTCCTCTGCAGGTAAGTAAATTATCCGAAAGCTATAAGTCAGCTTTCGGCGTCGAAGCGTTCGGTGCTGCCTTTAACAGAAACAAAGCGTTGGAGGATATTCTCGTTAAAGCGGATTCTGGGAAGAGGCAAACGCTCTCTGCCGGAGATAACGACTTCGGTTCCTTCTCGACCAGCCCTAGACGTACCAATCAGTTTACATCGAGAAATTACAATCTTCAGTTGGAGCAGTTGGCGCAGTCGGGTTTCTTTGCGCCTGCTAATCAACGGTTCATAACCGCAGCATCGGGCAACCCCGGTTTCAAGGAGAAGTTCGGAACCGAATCCGATTTCTACGATAAACTGGCAAAAGCTCCAGTCGCCATATCGGAGGCGTTTGTGGAGTTCATAAAGATTCCCGTAGTCATGTCCGAGATAATGACTGTACTGAAGAACGGTGCCCTTCAGGTAAAGCAGTCCCTGACGGAAGGGGCCGCCGCTAATATCGTCTCTAAGTACGGTCCCATCATAGGAGCAGCAGTCCTAGAAGCGCAGGTGGGGAATATAAACGAGGAAGATCCGCTAGCAGTCAGTAGCACTCTACTTAAAGCGGTTAACGTAGACAGGTTCAATCAAGCTAGCCGTATTTCCTCGGTCGCATCGGGTATTCCCGTTTATTCGGACTCACTAGATGCGTCGAAGCAACGCGCAGATTCCCTACTTTCAACACAACGCGCATTAGACGAAGTACAGAACCTGCAGGCTACACTGGATTCGGTCGTCCGGGAGACGTTGACCACTAGAATAGGAGGGAAGGACGTGGTGCAGACTACCGAAGAGTTTATCGCTTCTCTCCAGCAAGCTTACGGCAGTGTGGACAAGTCTATCGTAGATTTTGTAAGTTCTCTACGTGAGGGGAACGGGGGAATACAGCAGTCGTATCAGGCCATAGCCGGTAAGTTTTCGGAATCTGGAGCATTCACCGAGACCCAACGTAAACTCTTTTCTACCATTGCAAATACCGACCTCCAGAAAATTACGGATATTCAGGTAGCAGCAGTAGAAGAGGGCCTCAGTGCTGTAGCGTCGGCACCCGCAAGGTCTGCACTGGAACAAGCAGTCCAAGCTATCGAACGGCTAAAGGAAGTTCCGACTGCGCTCTTCCAAGATACTACAGCTAAGATCAACAGCTTACTTAGGATAGCCGGAGTTTCAGATCAGAAGTTCACGGCCCCACTTCCCTCAGGGGTCGATGTTTCTCAATTCGATTCAGATCGAAATGAAACGATTCGTAGCGGTGAAATAGCCAACGTATCCACTTTATTAGCTCAAAGATCGAGAAAGGTACTTGATCCTGCAGTGTTCGCTAAAGATGTTGCAGGATACGATGCGAGAGCGGCTATCGACAGGAGCACTAATGCCGACTCTACGAGAGCCGGAAACCGGAATATACTATCCTCGACTGTGAGTGACTCTTTGGGGTTTCTAGGCAGGGGATCGTTCGATCCGCGTACGTTGACAGCAGGTTCCAATGCGGAACGTATACTGACGGAATCGGGACTCACTGCGTCTAAAGGTGGATATAATCCGGAAGACCTTAAAGCTTCACGTTCGGAGATTCTTGTTAGAAATCAGAGAATACTTAACGGCCTCCTTCGAGAAGCCGGAACCGCCGACTCCGAGCGGGTAAAGATCATGCAGGAGATCGTGGCCCTACAGGGAGAGCAGGAGTCTATTGCTAGGTCAATGTCTCTCGACGGGTTCTATGACGGGCTTACGATTGGAATCCGGACAGCCAAGGAGGAGCTTTATGACTTCATGAAAGTCGGCCAAGCAGCCGGGGAGGCGATCAAGGGATCGCTTGCACAAGCGTTCGTAACGACTACTTCGAATATCAATAACGCAGGTCAAGCCATGCGGCAGTTCGCCGTGGACATCGCTTCGGCTATTCAGCGAATCTTCGCTCAGAAGGCTGCAGAGTCCTTGCTCAATCTAGCCTTCAGTGCTTTCAGTGGATTCGTCGGAAGAGGAAGTGCCAGTAATATCGGGGCAATCAATTACGGTGCAACAGGGAACGCTCAGGGGACTTTTGCCCAAGGCGGTTATACCGGAAGCGGAGGAAAGTATGAAGTAGCCGGATTAGTTCACCGAGACGAATATGTACTTCCTCGGGAGGCGGTTGCACGTATCGGTGTGTCTAACCTCGATCGAATGAGGTCTGGATCATATCCTGGGTATGCCGACGGAGGATTAGTTACTCCCCTCGCTGGAATGTACAGTGGACAAAGAGGGTCGAGTCCGATCAGCGTCAATGTCGTGGTAAACTATAGCGGGACAGGCGGAGGAACCACGTCATCGTCTAACTCCAATCAGGAAGAGGTATTCGCTGGACTAGGCAAGTTGATCGCGGAAATGACAGAAACCTACGTTACGGAGCGGCTCGACAGCGAGAGCCGTCCAGGTGGCAGATTCTCTCCTCTAAACGCATAATCCAATGGCCGTCTTCCCCTCAATATCTCCGACCTATCCGTTAGAGAGAGACTCGTCGCCTAACATTCTCAAAGCTGAATTTGGGGACGGGTACGTTATGGCGCAACCCAACGGTATCAACAGTCTCCTTAGAGTTCATACTCTTATATTTACCCGCATACCTCTGGTAGATCGGAATACGATTGACGCCTTCCTTGTTGCGCACAAAGGCACTATTCCTTTCGACTGGACCGCTCCGGGAGATACTTTGCGAAAGTGGGTATGCGAGTCTTGGCGGGAGTCGTTTGTCGAATACGATCAGTACACAATCAGAGCGACGTTCATGGAAAGAGCAGCTTAAATAATTAAACGTTTAATTTTCAATGCCCGCAATCGACATTCAGCTACAGTCATTATCTCCCGACGCAGAGATAGAGCTTTTTGAATTTAACGCAACGCCCGAGGATCTCGTCTCGCCAGAGGTTTATTACTTCCATAACGGAACCAACGAGCTAGGCGGCTCCGTTGTTTTCAATGGAGTAACCTACAATAAATATGCAATCGAAGTGTCTGGATACGACAAGGACTCTACAGGTCCTATCCCTCGTGTACGTGTACGTGTTAGTAACACGTTACGCCTATTCACCTCCCTCGCTCTCAATTTCAACGATCTTCTCAGAGCTAAACTAATCAGGCGTAGAACGTTTACGCGGTTCCTAGATGCGGTAAACTTTGTCGGAGGAGTCAATCTCACTGCCGATCCAAATCAGGTACTACCTGAAGATACTCATTACCTTTATAGGAAAGTATCCGAGGGAAAGGATCTAGTGGATCTTGAGTTTGCCGGCCTTACCGACCTTGAGAACATCATGCTTCCTCGCCGAACCATGCAGCTCTCGTGTGGCAGCACTTATCGCGAACCGAACACCTGTGCGCATGTAGGTGTTCCGCTGTTCACAAAAGAAGGACTAGTACTTCCCGTTACTGCGGACGTTCCTCCGTTTCCCGACCACAACGTAGCATCCGCGTATGTTTCAGGTAAGTGTGTCGTGATTACTCGATTCGACGACGGGAGTCCTCGGAAACTTGCCATATCTAAGATTTCGGTTCCCACACTTACTCCAATCACATCGACTACGCATTGGGCATACGCGGGCTGTCCTAAGCAGCTTTCTTTCTGCAAAGCACTTCACGGGTCGGGAGCAGAGCTTCCTTTCGGGGGATTTCCTGGCCTAAAGCGGCTACCAACTACATGAGCCTGAATCCAACAGACGTATTGATAGGGTCAATCGTAGAGCAAGCAAAGATAGCTTATCCGAAAGAAGCCTGTGGTTTTGTTCTGGAAGTTTCCGGTGAAGTTTTCCTTTGCCCGTGCGCTAACGTCGCAAGAAATCCGTATATAGACTTCGAGATCGCTCCCAGCGACGAAGCTAAGGCCGCTAAGATGGGAGCGATTGTAGCTGTATACCATTCGCATCCCGATTCGGATTCCGGGTTGACCGATACGGATCTGGCGGCCTCCGAAGCTACCGAGTACACCTACATCTGCGTAGGCTTCCCTAATACGCGCTCAATCTCCATGCATCATGCGGGAAAGATTGACCTTCCCTACACTGGAAGGATGTTTCAGCATGGAGTAGTCGATTGTTACACTTTAATCAGAGACTATTACAGTCGAGAGCTAGGTATTGTTTTTCCTAACTTCTTCAGGCAGGACAGCTGGTGGGAAAAGGGGCAGAATATTTACGAAGACAACCTCGCTGGAACGGGATTCGTTCCTATTACAGAGGTAAAGAGGCACGATCTTCTTTTGTTTAAAATCAGAAGCAGAGTCTCGAACCATGCAGCGATAGCACTTGGCGATGGAACTATGCTGCATCATCTCTACGGAAGACTCTCGAAATACGACAGCCTAGTCCAGTTCGCTAGATTTCTTACCGGGACCTACAGACACAGCTCTTTAATCACATGATAACTACGGTATATCTCCACGGAGCGATAGGTAAGCAATTCACCACGGTTTGGACGCTGGACGTCGAGCGCGTATCTGAGGTGATACGCGCTCTTTGCTATTTAAAGCCCGAGCTGCGTGGGTACTTGAATAGTTCAGCTAGGCGTGGAGTGGCTTACCGAGTGTCCACGGAAGCGGGAGTTCTCAGCGAGAACCAGTTGAACCTTCCCGCCACTCAGGAGGTACATATTCGCCCCATAGTTATGGGGTCTAAGAGGGCAGGAACGTTTCAGCTAATTCTAGGCGTAGTCCTTATTGCCGCTTCGATCTGGGTGGCTGGCGCAGATGGAGGAGCCGGCGCTAAAGCGGGTCTGTCTCTTATCCTAGCTGGAAAAGCTACGGGATCCGCTTTCTTCTTCTATACCGGCGTAAGTATGGTTTTAGGCGGTGTCTCTACTTTACTAGCCACTCCTTCGGGCGATGGCTATACCGGAAACAAGGACGACAGTCGGTCATATCTTTTTGGGGGCCCGTCCAGATCGACCATGCAGGGAGTAACCCTTCCCGTAGGCTACGGGAGACTTCATATCGGCGGAATACCAGTTTCAACCGACCTCGTAAACAGCTCGATTCCTTGGAACGATAACTATGCTGCAGACGGAACGTACATCGGCGGAGCACCTAACGACTCAATGGACGGATTAAATTCCGATCTTCCGTATTGGGGATGGATTCCTAGTGGTGGAGTTGGGGCTCCGGGTACTCCGGGCAATCCGTACGTACCTCCTACACTCGCGGTTCCAGTTCTCCCTACAGTCGGTGATTCTCCACCTCCATAATTAAACGTTTAATTTCGAATGAAAGTAACCTTTCCGCCAGTCAAGGGGTCTAAGAAAAGCTCAGGTTCGTCCGGGGCACCCTCCGAGAGCCCGAACACTTTACTGTCTGTTCAGACAGCTAAACTGGTAGAGGTTCTATGTGCGGGTCCGATTAAAGGACTGGTCGATGGAGCTAAGTCAACATATGTCGATAGGACTCCAGTACAGAACATAGACGATACCTATAATTTTAACGGATTTGCCGTTCATCTCAACCTCGGAGACTCCTCGCAGGCGGCGCTCCCCGGCTACAACGGGGTAGTTACGTTATACGAAGGCCCCAACGTAGAGATCACAGCCTCCAGTCTTAATTCTATCCGCACAGTAACCGGCACGGATATAGACGAGATTCGAGTATCTATTCTTTGTCCTCAGTTCACGTCGCAGGATCAGACAACGGGCGCTCTTAACGGAAGTACGGCAGGCTATATCGTAGAAGTCAGACCGTACAACATGAGCGCAGTCATTGTTGTACGGAATCCTTGCGACATGGCTACTGCGAATAGGAACATAGGGTGTGCTTCTCTGGTAGCCGGAGACTCCGTTCTAGTCGGATCGGAGGTCGTAGCGTCCGGTATTCCCTCCGGCACTACATGTACCGCCGTTAACGTAAACGTCAACCCAGCACTGTCGTTTTTCTCTGTTTCGAAAGACCCAACTACTACCAACGCAAGTCTTTCTGTAACTTTTAGGCAGTACAATGCTAACTGGAAAATAGCCAAACAGGGTACGATTACCGGAAAATGTACTTCCCCTTACACGTTTGAGGTTCCAATATTACTGACCAGCGAGTCGTCTGTCTACGGTACCGGACCGTGGCAAGTTCGAGTTCGTCGAACGACGCCGGACTCCGTTAGCGCAGCAACGATAAACAAGATTTATTGGAGCCTGTACGCTGAAGTCAAGTACACCAAGCTACGGTATCCCAAGGTCGCGCATATCGGATACTCGTTCGATGCCAAAACGTTCAACAACGTTCCAGAGACGATCAACCATCTCGATCTGAAGCTTATCAGGATTCCGGCTAATTACGATCCGTATGCTCGGACGTACGCATCTTCAGGGCCGGGAACGACCGCAGGGGTCTGGAATGGGACTTTCAAAACGGACTGGTCGAATAATCCCGCATGGGTTTACTACGATCTATGCATCGATGTCGTTGACGGATTAGGCGACTACCTTCCTGCATCTTCGATAGACAAGTACGAGCTTTATTCTATCGCGCAGTATTGCGATGGATCGGTTCCAGATGGTAGAGGAGGTTTCGAGCCTCGGATGACCTGTAATCTCCTGCTGCAGACTCAGGAACAGGCGATCAAAGTCTTAGCCAATCTCGCGTCTGTTTTCCGGGGAATATCCTATTGGTCGTCCAGTACCGTTCGGTTTGCACAAGACCGATCTGGGATGACTCCTATCGACGTATTCGGACCCGCCAATGTACGGAACGGCAACTTTGTGTACGCGGGAACTCCGGCTAATACTCGCACGAACCGCGTCGTATCGTATTACAACGACCCGGACAACTTCTCGGAATCGACCCCACTACTGGTCGAAGACGACGATTTGATCACAGCTAACGGCGTTATCGAGAAGAGCATAGTTAACTTCGGCGGATCTTCTCCGGGGCAAGCAAGACGTGCTGCACGAGCGATGATCTATTCCGATAACTATGAAGCGGAGCTGGTTCAGTTCGATACCGCCGGAAGAGCTAACCGCTTGGAGCTAGGACAGCTAGTGTTCATATCGGACCCTGTACGAGCGGTCGAACGTCTCTTTGGAAGACTGACTGCAAGTGCTGGAACCACGGTAACGTTGGATGCTGGCGTAGAAATCATTTCCGGGAAGACCTACACTCTTTACTGCGTTTCTCAAAACGGCGGACTACTTTCTCGTTCGATTACGAACGCTCCGGTCAGCTCCGCTACCGTAATTACATTTACTCCGGATTTAGTGGGGAGCGACATTCCTTTGATCGGAGGGGTGTGGGCGGTTTCAATTTCAGATAACGTTCCAGCGATCTACAAAGTTCTATCATGTACCTCGGCAGAAAAGCCATGGTTCCGGATCACTGCGGTAAAGTACAACGAGTCGAAGCATAATTATATCGACTTCGACACTCCGCTTGAGTTTCCACCGGACTCTCCTCTCGTAGGCGCTGCCTATGTGGCTCCTCCGACGAATCTCACTTTAACGACTCAGTACGTTTCCGTTCCCGAAAATACCGAACGGCGAATTACCGCTTCGTGGACGCATTCTGGCGATCTCCGGTTAAGTTATTATCGAGTGTCCTATAGGTTAGCGAACGGCGAATGGACCGATGCAGGGGATACTTCGGCCAACTCGATCAGCTTCGGGATCCTCGTAGAGGGTACCTACACGGTTCGCGTTATCGCGTTCAGCACATTGGAGCGCCCTTCGGCGTCACTGACAGGCTCCATCGTTATTGTCGAAGATCCACTCGCGAATGGAACGATCACAGGTCTAGGATTAGAGGGCGGAGGAGCCGAGTTCTTCGGAGCTAATGCGGTATTTGTATGGTCGTTTACTCCCGGTATTAATTCTCCAGATACCGTTTCCGAGACAGACATAGCCAATAACCCTTTCCTCAAAGGGTACCGGGTACGTATCTATAGTTCGGCAGCACCTAGTACGTTACTTTATAGTAGTATCGAAACCGAGCCATATTTTGATTTCGACTACGAACTCAATTATAGAATTTCGAGTGGAGCGCCGTTTCGTTCGGTAATCGTTAAAGTCGCGGCGGTGTCTCTTCGCGATAATGTTTCGGCAGAAGCGTCATTCACAGCGACCAATCCTACACCTCTGCTAGGTGTCTCTCCGCCTACCCACGATGCTGCGAAATTTGTAATCTCCGCACAGGGTTCGTTGGTTCAATTTGAATACGTAGCCCCTACGAGTCCCGACTTCAGTGGATTGGCAGTTTGGGTTTCTACTTCCCCGTCATGGGCACTTACCGCTATCCGGCTTACCGACGGGGCACTACCCGAAAGTGCAGCGTTGGTTCCCTACGAACCTGTAGGGAATACCGGAATGCTTCTTTACTTAGGAACGGATACTAAAGTTCAAGCTATTCTCAAAGCTGGAACTTTCTACTTCGCGTATGCACTGCTCGATACGTTCGGTTTCGCAGGAGCGAAATGCTACGGACCTGTCAGTCAAGTTCTAGGCTCTTCGTCTGGAGCGCAGTTCGTTACCTTAGTTGCTAACGATACAGCGTTCACTCGCGCAAATTCCTTAGCTACTTTCGCTCCCGCAACGATACTACTTACCGCTACCCCGTTCGGATACGGTACGCCAACGTATTCATGGGACTATCTGGATACCGACGGAGTCACTTGGCTGACTCTCGCCGGAACTGGAAGTACCCAGACAATCGCATTTGGGTCTTTTGCCGGTTCGTCACAGGGCTACAGAGTAACAGCTACCGAAGGCGTAGTGTCCCGTAGCGATACAATTACGCTATATAAAGTCACCGGAGGAGATAACTCCATAACAGCGTATCTGACGAACGAGGCGCATACCGTTCCCGCAGGATCTACGGGAATCGTATCCTCGTGGAGCGGGGCAAGTGGTACGTTCAAAGTTTTTAACGGAGCAACCGACGTTACCGGATCGAGTACGTTCTCGATTGTATCCAACCCGGATGCGGTCACAGGAAGTTTTACGGGAGCGAACTACTCGTTCACAGCTTCCGGTTCACTTTCGAACGCTACGAACGTTACTTCGATAACCTTACGGGCAGTATATGCAGGAACGGACTACGATAAAGTCTTCACGGTCACTAAATCGTTAGCAGGTGTGGCTGGATCTTCAGGTAATGACGGCTACTCCTTTAGTTTAACGATGGAGTCCGCTATAGTTCAGTGCGACAGCGCGGGAAGCGCGAAAGCTGGAGAGTTAGGCGGGGGCGGGAGAGTGAGTACGTCCTTCTCCGCCAAGAGAGGACCTACCGCTCTTACAGCTACCGGTAGCGCTCCCGGTGCGGGCCAATTCCGAGTATTAAGGATCGCGGATACGAATTGCGCGACAACGTATTCGGGCGGTTTCCAGATCGAGCTGAATACCGTCTCGGCACTTACGGGAGACTCCGAGTATAAAATCGAACTGGAAGGCACGGCGACCTTCGTACAATCGAAATGGCATTGGATTAAAGCTCTCGATGGAATAGCTGGAGGAGCTGGAACAGCGGGACTCAACAACGCGACCGTAACGATCTACAAACGGTCGGCGACATCTCCAACGCTGCCGAGCGCAACGGCAACCTACACGTTCTCACCTGCAGGAATCACGGGGCTCAATAACGGGTGGGACCGCGGCTTCCCGATTGTCTCGGGCGATCCCGTCTGGGCGAGCGCGGCAACGGCCAGCTCGAACACGTCAAACGACACCATCGCGTCCGGCGAATGGGCCACGCCGATACAAATTCTCGTCGATGGAGCCGATGGCGTCGATGCATATAACACTGCTCCGATCTACCTGTATCAAAGGGCTGCCTCACTTCCAAGCGTTCCGGCGGGCACCACGACATATACTTTCGTGACGAGTGTTCTTTCTGGCTCGCTTGGGAGCTGGACGCAGACCGTACCCGGAGGAACCGATCCCCTATACATCACAACGGCCACAGCGTTTGCCGTATCGACCGCAACGACCGACACCATCCTGACGGGAGAGTGGGCTGCTCCGCAGATTTTCGCGCAGAACGGAGCACCCGGTCCTACCGGATCTACAGGTCCTACCGGAGCTAACGGCTTCTACCGTGTCCGTATTTACCAGAGTTCGGCGACGGTGCCCTCGACGCCCTCCGCAGTTAACAGCCCTGCCGGATGGACAACGACAGTCCCTGCAGTGGTTGCAAACCAGGCAATCTATATCAGCGAAGCGTACTTTAACGGTGCGACAGATAATATATCGGGTACATGGTCTACCCCTACTCGTTTGCCCGGAACTCTAACGTTCTATGCAGCCGCGTTCCCGACCGGCATCATCGTCGCGGGCGACTTTTGCTTCCGCACCGATCTTGAAAATGAGCTGTATCGGTACGACGGATCGACGTGGGTCCAGGTCTCGCAGAAGGTTTACGCCGATGACTTCGGAACGAATGTACGGCCGGTTCAGTTAATTTCATCGAATCCGGGACTACCGAACGGGACCTACCCAGTTGGATCGGTTATTTTCAACACGACTGACGGAAAGCTCTACCGTAATCTTGCGAACGTTTGGACGGCAGCAGTTCCGACAAGCGACCTAAGTGGCACCATCGCGGCAGGCCAGATCGCAGCCAATGCAGTCACAGCGGGCACTATCGCCGCGAATGCTGTTACTGCGGGAACGATTGCTGCCGGCGTAGTCACAGCCACGACGGTGGGCGCGAATCAAATCATTGCGTCATCGGCGAACATTGCGAACGCAGTAATCACCAACGCGCACATCGTCACGCTGGACGCCGGTAAGCTAACAGCGGGCACAATTAATGCAATTATCTCGCTTACCACGGGCGGAGAGTTCCGCGCAGGTACGGGCGACTCTCAGCTCTCGGCAAGCCCAACCGGCACGACCATCGGAAACACCGCGAATCGGCATGTCGCCTTCCCGACAACAACCTCAGGCACAACTGCTTTTCAAGCAAAAAACGGAGCCACGTCCTACGTCGAGGTCGGAGCGTATTCGCTTGGCGGCGGAACTTTCGGCGGACTAATAACCGTCAGTAATTCCGCGGGACAAACCACATCGTACGGAGTAGGCATTGCGCTTGCCGGTACTATTATCATCGGTGGCGACACCAACCTCTACAGATCTGCCGCAAATACTCTCAAAACGGACGATGCTTTCGTAATGGCAGGAGCCGGCTTCTCCGGTTTGAATGGGGCAGGCACGGATTTCGAATTTCAATGGACGACCGGATCTGCGGTCGATGTGAAGGGCGTAAACTTTCGCGTCTACAATGGAGCCACGCAGACGGCTTTAATCGACCGTTTGACCGGCGACTATTACCGTCAAACCGTCAAAATACTCGGAGCACAGGAGCCGGGGTGGACTGCACCGACCGGGGCCACAGCACGCGGAGACTTTGTGCCCGGGACAATTACGCTCGTCGATCTCGCGGAGCAGGTAAACGCTTTAAAGCATGACCTGCACGCCTCAGCGGGACACGGTCTCCTCGGAGCATAAGACTGTAATTATAACTAAAAACCTAATCTAAAAATGCCAAAACTCGAAACTCCTCCCAAGACCTCAGCCTCTCAGGCGTTGAGTTCACTCACCAGCATATCCATGCTCTGTTGGAATACCATGCTAAGTACCCAGCACGACGGCATAACTACCGTATGGAACAACCCGCACGCGACACCGCAGGCAGTATGTGACTCGCTGGGGACGCAAGCAGCGGATGTATTCGACGAACACGGAGCACTGACCGACTTTATCGTCGAGCGATGCATTGTCGAAGGCAAAGATCCTAAGGCTCATATCAAGCTACCGAAGTTCGCATTCACTCGAAACCAGAACGGCACAGTCACAGTCTTGGACTCTCCTTACGTTCCTTGATTTTAAGGTAAAAAATGATCACAGTCAACGAGCTGAAAGATGCAGAGAAACAGTTAGCCGATAAAGTTGCGATTAAGCGATTGGAGCTAGTCTTCTTCGAAGGACAGCAGGCTGCCATTCAAGCACTCCTCCGGTCCGTCGAAGATAAGATCAAGAATGCGACATCTCCAACGAAGACAGGAACGGAAATTTCATCCGCCCTATCGCCTTCTCCTGAAGGTAATTAAATCTAATTATTCTCTTTACACGGCCAAATAGTCAGGTATAAGATCAGATCAAGTCGTAAGTAGCAGAAAATTAAACGTTTAATTTACGAAGGTTCATCGAGTGCTACGGGTACTCGATGCCACGTAGCCGATGAGAACGTTTTTTCCGGCAGTTCGCTCCACGTCCAACAGTAACTCAAACCTAATAAATCAATCGTCATGATTCCAATTACCATTGTCAGAAATCCATTAGCCATCCCGCACGATGCTGCCGAGACCAACGCGAACAATGCGCTGCTCTATGCCGGCATCTGCATTCCATTCACTGCGGTCGCTTTGTCCGCTTCGGGATCTGTAGTTGCAGACATAGCAGCTATCGCCGTGCCGTTTGCCCGATACGTACCGCTCGCTCTGGTCGTAGTAGGCGTGGGAGCAGCCGGAACGCTCGCCGTAGCCACTCTCGACCTACGTACTGCGACCGCCGGAGCCGGAGCCTCTTTACTGACGGCTCCTACGGCTATTAACTCGGTGACGGCTACCGGAAAGATCCAGACAATCGTTCCCGTAGCCACCGATGTTAGGACGGCCGCTACGTTGTCTCTTCGGCAGACAGTCGATTCTGCAAATGCAGGTAGTATCTCCGGCGTACTTATCGTACGCCCTCTCCCGTAAGCAGTCCCCACTTCAAATAAAAGAGGAGCCGAAAGGCTCCTCTTTTTCCGTTTAAACACACCACTACGATGGCTACATTTCAAATTTCAGGCGGTTCTGCGCAAGCGTATTCCGATGACGGCACTATTACTCTGGGCGGAACAGCACAGTTCATCTGCGCCGGCCAGCGTCCATCTACCGGTTTCAGTATTTTCAACAATCATCCCTCGGCTGACCTTTGGTTCTCCGATAGTACAGTGGCCGCGATAGATGGAACCGGGTGCGTTCGTATTCCTGCAATGGCTCTCTACGAGACTCCGGGGCTGTACGTTCCTATCGATAAGTTGAGCTTGATCGGAGTAACGACCGGACACAAATATACTGCGCGTTATTGGTAATTCTACGAAATTAAACGTTTAATTTCTCGAATAAGTCCATTCAACCTATGAGTGCAACTGCTTCATTTACTATAAAAAGAGGAGACATAGGGCACGTTATCGAGGCCATACTGTCGAACTCTCTGTCCGGATCTCTGCCTGACCTGACCGGTTGCACTGTGACTGCCATTCTGAGGCACGGTAAAACTTGGATAGTACAGACAGCTGTCTGCTCTATCGTGGGAGCACCGACCGATGGGAGAGTTCGGTTCATTACAACGTCGAACCATTCTGCCCTTGCCGGACGACTGTTCATTGAGTGGAGAGTTATAGCTCCCGGTGGCAATCCAACAACGTACCCGTCAGAAGGGTACCTTTCCATTGATATTTCTCCAGACTTAGGTACTTAATTTTAAACGACTAAATCATGTCCGACTTATCCAATTATGCCGAGAATGCCATCGGCAATCACGTACTCCGTAACACCTCAATGACTTCGCCTGCCGCAGTCTACCTTGCGATGTTCACTGCAGTTTCCGATTCCGAAGCGGCTTCCGGAACCGAAGTTTCTACTTCTGGTACGGCGTATGCTCGCCAAGCCATCACCTTCGGCGCTCCTACCAACGGAGTGTTCACGAATTCGGCGCAACTTACCTACCCTCAAGCGACAGCTCCGTGGGGAACTGTAACGCATTTTGCCGTATACGATGCCCTCACCGTAGGTAATGCCATTTCGTCGATCAAAGCTCTCGGCTCGTCTGTAATTGTCGGAAATACCGATCAGCTTATTTTCGACGCCGCCGCTATTTCGGTCACGTTCGCTTAATCCACTCAGTAGCTTTCCACGTCCGTGAGTCTATCCGCTAAAATTACCAAGTTATCTTCGCAGCTGACTACTGCGCGGTTGGTCATTACGGAGTCGTCTGCTCGGATACTTACCAGTAGGACACTTGTCCGCCTAGTTACTCCGCTTCCTTCAAGAATAGTCAGCTTGACGGCCGCTTTCGGTTTTAACGGACAGTTCTTCGCTACCGTTATACGCAGGATCAGACGTTCTGCTAGTGTCTCCAGTACGGTTTCCGTAACTGGAGACGTTCGGCGACTATTAAGAAGAAACGCGCTGCTTACGTTCGACGTCGTCATCGAGGCTACCAGCTTGGGACAGATACGTGGTTCGCCTATCCTGATTGCGTTTAACAGTTTTATCGAGTCTATAGGCCGTAAGTTACTTCGAAGAGACGCTTCCCCTACTGCGGTCGTAACAACAGGATCTACGGGGAGGGTTCTTTTACGGAGGAATTCCAGTTCGGCTTTTTCGCTTACGATTTCCTCTTCAGGATTACGGCGAGCAAGAGCTACAGCTACCGCTTTGACTTCAGCCTTACTGACGTCCTCGGGAAGACGTACTCTGCGGAGGAGTTCGGTATTTACATTTAGCGCGACTACTTCCGGCGTGGGACGTAAGCGTTTGAGAAGTTCTGCGATTTCTAGTGTCTCCTTGTCGCTGTCCGCTTTAATCGGACGTAGATTTCTGCGAAGGACGTCCACAGTAGCCAACGTTATAACGGCATCGGCAGTTGGAAGGGGCCTCTTCAGGCGCAGCACTACGATACTTGCCTCAGTTTCCGTTTCCACAGCAGGACGTAAGCTTTTACGTCAAACGGCAACTTGGAGCGGCGTAGTATCTACTGCTTCTACCGGAAGACGGCTAGTAAGAACCACAGTTTCGTTTTTGGGAGCCGTGACCGTAGCTTCCTCCGGGCTCAAACGGCTGAGGAGGCAAGCTAATGCTTCTGCCTCTTCGACGATCACATCGGTAGGGTATAGACTCCTGAGACGTTCGGGTGCTCTCCTGACCTCCGGCTCTTTCGACGCAACCGGGTACTTACATACAGGCATATATCTAAAACACACGATCCTGTTCATCGAGGATCAGGAGCCAGCAGCGATGGCGGATCGCGTAACGGCACATTACTTTTCAATGGGATTTAGAAAATGATAATTCTCTCCTCCACTTCAGACCTTTTGCGGCTCACTACTTCGGACGCGGGGACGGTACACGTTCACGCGACTTGGGTCGATAGTACAACTACAGTTGTTACTCCGAGCCGGACGAATACTATTATTTCCACGGCAGCGACCACAACCATCGTGGGATCGCCGGCGGCAGCTACTAATCGTGTGCTAAAACACTGTGTGATTTATAACGATCACGCATCTGCGGCCAACAACGTGACGGTATCGCACACCGACGGGACGACTGAAGTGGATATGTTCAAGGCTACGATCAACCCGCAGAATGGCGTGGCTTACACTGCGGAAAACGGATGGCAGATCATGAATCCGAACACGGCTTCGGACATTCAGACATTCACCTCGAATGTAAACTGGAACAAACCTACATCGTTCACGCCTCGCCTCGTGGCCGTCCGATTGTGGGGGGCTGGCGGTGGCGGTGGGGCTGGAGCATCTCTCGCGACCGCGGTCGTCGCGAAGGGCGGAGCAGGCGGTGGCGCTGGAGCGATGGCGTGGGCAATTTATAACGCTGCTGATC